CGCCACCACCGCCACCGATGGCCGCCATACCTACAGAAGCAGCAGCAGCCACACCGGCCACAATTCCATAGAACTTTGCAGCAGTAAAATGTTCCGTTGCTTGTTTGGGTAACCCCAAAGCTAAAGCCGCAAAACCTTCTGCGACATTAAAGATCGCCTTCACTGCTGCTTGCGCTGTCAGGGATGCCAAGATCTGTGCGGTCATTGCCTTGAACGCCTGACCACCGAGCTTGCCAGTCATAATAAACCCGGCGATCATATTCTCGAGGCCTGACGCAATGCCGCCGAAGACATCCATCATCATCGACTTGAAGTTGCCCATCTGCTTGCTGACTTCGCTCAACGCCGCATTGGCAGACGCGCCCAATTGTCCAAAAGTATCTTTGCCCTGATCCGCGGCCTTCTGTCCTTCCGGGCCGAAGATTGACAACGGGCTGGACGGATCCTTTGCCAGTGATTCCATCCGTTGCCGCTTGCCCTCCTCGAACATTGCATTCAATGCCTGGTTGAGGCGTAGCTCGTTCTGGTAGGTCTTTTCCGCTTCTGCTCTCTTGGCTTCCTCAAACTTGCGGATATTCTCGAGCCGCTCCGCGTCATAGGCCTCTTCTTGTGCAGCTCGTTCGTTCTGGAGGTCAAGCAGCTTGCGGTTGGTTATGGTGCCTTCTGTCTCGAGGTTTTGGAGCTTCAGGCCCAAAATCCGCTGTGCAACAAAGTCCTCGGTCTGCTGCGCCATCTGCAGACGAACGCGTAACTTCTCGTCCTCAATCCGCTGCATTGCGGCAATGACTTTGTCCTCCTCGTCCTGCATTGCCTCGAGCCGGAGTCGTGCGGACTCAGCGATCAGCCGCCGCTCCTCGTCCAGTTGCTCACGTCGCAATCGTGACTGGAAGGACTCTTCCTGTCGTGCCGCTCCTGTGGCCGACTTCCCGCCTTTGCCCGTCTTACCTCCCCCTCGTAAAGTCCGCAATGGTAGACCAGTATTCTCGTCAATACCTGGACCCTGAAAACCAGTCTCACCGCCCATATCAGGCAACAATCCAAGCTGACCCAGCATGGTCGTTACCCTCAATCCTCCACCGATCACACCTGCCTCGTTATATCCTGAGACAAATTCCTTAATCAGCTGAGGCAGCAGCTTCAACTTGCTTGTGTCGACAATCAATGCTCGAACAGCTCGACCGGCCAACTCAATAGACTTGGCCAAGTCTGAGAAAAAGCCAATGACACCAATGCCGATATCAACGGTAATGCTGGATAGCTGGAGCTTTAGAATATCCCACTTGTCGGCCAGCTCATTCGTCTTGGCGATTGTTTCCTGATCAATCACAATGCCAAGCTCTCGAGCTCTCGCTGTCAGATCGTCAAACGATCCTCCAACCTCACCCATGACTGGTAGCAGCTTTGCCCCGGATCGACCGAACAAGTCCAACGTCGTTGCTGTTTTAGTGGATCCGTCTTCTACTCGGCCCAGACTCTCGAGCGTTTTGCGGAAAGCCTGATCAACAGGCCCATTGAGATCAACGCCGAGCTGGTTGAAGGTGTTGGCTAAATCAGCATTGCCATCTTTGGCCTCTTCAATACGCTTCTGGAAGATCACCGCTGTCTGTGACACTTCCTCAAAAGATTGACCTGATAACGTGGCCGCAAGTCGTAATGATTGAATGGTCTCTGTAGTGATCCCGGTAGTCTTGGCAAGATCGTCAATCTGACCGGTATATTCCATGGCGTGAGTTGCTGCGCCCACTAATGCAGCACCAGCCGCCACCGCTGCACCTGATACCGCCAACAATCCCGCCGCACTACCCGATAAGCTCGGGATCATGCTTGCCGCAGCATCACCCAGCAACCCAAACTGTGAGACATACCCGGCAAGCTGCCCTCGAGCGGTATCACCGAATGTACTGGCAAACTGCTGGCCAGTCCGCTGCACCTGAGATCCGACAGCAGAGAAGCGCGAGCCCAGCCGGGTCAGCTGCTCCGAGATCTCCGCCGCCATGCCCTCCACGACGCCACGAAACAGCTGCATCGACTGAACGGCGTCAGTCGTGTCCGCGTTGACTTTGAAGAGCAATCCAACTTGATCTCTATCAAGGGCCATCGAGTATTACCTGTTTCTCTCCGCCACCCCACATCGCCGCTTGTCGTTCGTCTTCCCATTGCTGGAGTTTGACGGCGGCACAGTTGTCGAAATCCCAGGCTACGCCGGGATCATCCAATTGCAGCAGCTTGCTCGGACGGGTCGAGAACTTCTGCGCTGTCATTGCCAACGCCAGCAGACCCTCCCCCCGGTCGCTTTTGACGAAACCGGGCCAGCTTCTCAGGCTGGACCTCCCCATTCTGCGTTTTGACTGGCACTCCCGGTGATCCTGCTTGTACCCAGCCAGTCAGGAATCTGAAGTCTTCCGGGTCAAGCTCGTCCAATCTCAACACTTCTGGATCATCGCTGGTCAATGCAACTCGTGGCTCAACGCACGAATAAATGACCGCTTCTGTCAGGAATGCCAGACCATCCATTGTCTCTTCTGTTGAGAACTGGACACTGGCATTACTGCCGCCCTGCTGCGCTTCGAGCATTGCCCGGAGAAAGGTCTGTGGTATGCGCCCTGCCGCCATCCACAGATCAAGCGGTGGACGCCTCATGACGAACTCTGCGCCAGAGGGTAGAGTGATCTTGCCGGTCAACTCTACCCCCTGCCGCTTCTGCCTGTAGCTCTCTGCGTTCATTGTAGCCTCTCAATGATTGCCTAGTTTGCCGCGCCCTGGTGCCAGAAGTTGGCAATCTGATCACCTGCCGTGCGTGACGTAATTGCAAGCCCGTTGAACTCGAAGGAAGCCTTGCTCTGATCCTTGCGGGTCACGGTGAAATTGAATCCAGCCTTGTTGTAGGTCTTATAAAGTTGAATTACCCAGTATTGGCTTGAGCCGCTGATGTCCGGGCCGATCAACGCGACTGAGTAAGTTGAGATGGTCGACAGTCCGCCGATCTTCAGCTCCTCATATCCGGTTGAGGTGTTGGTGTTGACGGCCTTGGTTCCGCCGACGGTCATCTTCTCGAGCAGATCCCAGTTGAACACCTGCAGAAACTCGCCTGACAGGGTACACGTCTCGCTGATGATGCGCGACATATGCGGCGCGGTCAACTCATCGGAGCCGAAGTCTTGGATCTCCGGTTTGTACGCAAATGTCACACCGCCGCTTGTCATCCCAAGATGCACGGCATTAGGGTTCGCAGTAGCATCAGGTGTGCCATCGGCATCGAGGGTCAGTCTATTGCCAGCAGACGGAACCGCGACATTCAGCCACAGATCCGACGGCCCGAGCACGATTTCATTGGAATCGTAATTCTTCGCAGTTCCGGCCATTGTTATTTCTCCTTACCTGTCTTGATGAGTGAAAGAAACGGCGTAGGATCAAGCGAGGGTCGATAGTCTCGCTTCTCCTTAGCCGGATCAAAGTAACCAAGCTCTTTGGCGATTTCGCAGTATTTACTTTCGCCAAGTTTTTCGATAGTCCACGGCAACGGGGGAAGCGTCATCGATTTGGCTTTTTCAACATAGTTCATCGTCTCACCTCTCCAAAGTTTGAACGGTCATAATAATACGTGCGTCCATCCGGTAAATTGTGTCGTTTTGCCTGAGTATCCCGAACTGATGCTCGGTCACCTCCCAGACAGGCTCACTGACATATGATGTCGTTGCTCCACCTATCAGATCCGCCACAGTCATCGTCCGAATTATGCGGTCGACCGCAATGACATATTTCAGGATCTTCCGCTGCAGCGCGTAGGCATCGACTCCATCAATGGCAATGTCGATGTAAAACTCAACCCGGCCCCTGATATGCGAGTCGTCGTCCGACTGCTCCATCTGCTCATTGCTGGTCGAGATGAACAGAGCTGGGAAGTTGAGCACAATCGGCGTCGGTGTTCGGTAGTCGGTAAAGTCGGCCAGGGTTGCGTCGATCTCCGCAAGTGCCGTTGCGCTTGAGGCCTCGATATATGTCTGGAGGTTGTCAATCAACCTCAATGCCCACTGCGCCTGATACCTGGTTGTCGTGTATGCCATTAGTTAGCCCCCGGGGTCAGCCTTGCTCGGCTGGTCGTCTGGAAACCGGCATCACGCGCCCCACGTTCAACGAAACGATAGAGCCGGGACACTATTCGATCAATGTCTCTCTGCGTTGGCTGGAGGATTGGCCTTGCTGGCATCCTCTTCGTTCCGCGCTGATGGAAGATTGCATAAGGAACCGCCGTGCCCATTGTCAGGCTCAGCGGTGTCTCTTCATAGACCTGATCGCCGCCTTTCTGTCCGGCCAGAGTAAAGGACCGTTTCAATCGCTCCGTTGCCGACAGGATCGGCTTGCCCGGGTATTTCTTGGCCTTCCATTTGGCATAGCCACTGCTCAACGGCTGCCACCGTGCGCCACCTCGAGAACCCTGACTCTCGAAATGTTCCACGCTTGCCCGGAGGAAATACATATGGATCTCTGGCCAAGCTGGTCGAAAGTCACGGATCGTTTCGTTGACCGTCTGGAAGGCTCGTGTCGTTCGCTCTCGTCCGTCTATTTCTACAGAAAACTTCATGCGAACATCGCCCTTCCTGCCTTGAAGCTATCAGCGATCAATTGCGCCCTCGGTGGAAGTGGCTGGTTGATTACTGCAATACCATCAACCGCCACTGCTCGAGCGAATCCCTGATCCTTCGACCGCCAGACATTGGCCACCGTCTCGAGGACAGCCTCTTGAACCTCTTGAGGCGTCGAGTCCCATCCCCATTTGGCCGTCACTCCGACCCGGATGCCGTTAGGCCAGCCGACGTAATCAACTTGGTTGCTGAACTCAGCAAAGAAAAAATCACGCCGCTCGTTGAGTGCCTGAAAGCTCGAGTAATCGTCACCATACCGACGCACCAAGTAGAACTCACCCGGCGTGTTCTGTCTCGCATTCTTGTTGGCATTGACCTCAATCCAGTTAAGCTCGGCAAAGCCGCTCGGCATTGTGACGACGGGCGCAGTGCTGGAGAGGTACGGATCCAGCCTAAGGTAATCCGTACCATCCCCCCAGAAATAGCGAATGCTGGCCGTCTGTGCGGTCGACCCTGCGGCGAAATATCCATCAGGCAGGGAACAGGCCATGTCAAAGATCCGCGCCGCTCGAGGGATGATTTTGATCAAGAGATCTTCGTCGGCATCCTGCGACTGGTAGACATAGGCCCTGACCTGATCCATTGTCACATAATCACTTGCGGCCACGTTGCCCTCCCTGTCTCTGGACTACTAGCGATGTCGGAGGATAGGCAATGCGCTTATTCCACGCGCCACGGTTTCCCTCCTCGTCGCCGTTGTAGATCTCTGCTATACCACGCTGAATCAGCAGGTGAGCCACGCCCGGCGGAGGGTTGAGGATATCGCCGACACTGGCCATTCCGTATGGTTTGATCAGTTTGATTTTCATTTGCACTCCTTCGGCTTGCCCTGATCCTGCCACTCGTTCACATACTGGTGTTTGATCTGCCAGTCATTTGTTGGCCAGCTCACCACCAGCTGCAGATGACCGAGCTTGATATGGTTGGCCTGATAGATCTTCTTGCCAGCCTTTTTCCAATTGACCCAGAAGTAGATGTCCGCATCCTGCCGTTCGTCATCCCAATCACCTGATGGCCCAGGTTGCGACCATAGCCACGGCTTGGGTACATCGGCCAGAGCCTTCAACTTGATCAGCGTCAATCCAAAATGGCCGGTATGGATCTCTGTCAGATCGCTCTCAAACTCGGTGGCATCGGCCGAGCTGCGACTATTGCCAAAGGTGTCCTTCATCGTGAAGAGGAACTGTTCGTTATTCCGTCTCACCTGAACCGGGACAATCGCTTCAGCTTCGGGATACTGTGCGGCAAGGGTCAGCAGCTCCTTGACGTCATCGGCGTCGAAAAGCGTGTCATAGTCAACGATGATGGCCCACTCGATGCCGTTCTCGATCAGCATCTTTAGGCCACGGCTCACACCTTGTTCCCAGAATGCCCCGCCGTGCTTGTAGAGCGGAATGTTGAAATCCTTTGACCTGAATGCCGTCCACGCCGCGCCCCAAGTATCATTCCAGCCAAGTCGAGGAACAGACATCAGAGCGGCCACCTTTGCCGATACTTCAATCCGGCCCTCGAGCTGGGTTGCGTCAGTACGCTTAACGCCCTGCAGATTGAGACTGATCGGCAATGCCGCGCAATCATTGATCTCAGATTGCCACGTCGTGATCTCAGCCAGACCCACGTATCGCAGCATATCCCGGAGCTTGCTCTCGGTATAGACTGCCTTGTGGAAATCGTTCTGATCCGTCTGGCCGCCCATCAGCCAGCCCTCAACGGGTGCAGATGGGTCATCAACCTTTTCAATGATCTTCTTCAGGTCTGGCACTGCGATCCGCAGCACACCGCCGGGCTTGAGCACTCTTACCCACTCCTTGAGCACATCGACCGCCTCACGGTGACCGAAATGCTCAAGAATGTGAGATGCCCTCACCTCGTCGACTGATCCGTCAGCATAGCCAGGAAGCGGGAAAACTTCCTGACCAGACTGACGATCGAGAGTCGTGAAACCCGGTATTTTTTGCAAGCCTCCACCGAGATTCAGCTTCATGGTTTAGATCTCCTTGACGACGTTTGAGCCATACTCCGACGTGGACGCCGGAGCTTCAGCTGACCGATCAAGACGCGCAACCGCGCTGACCGGGATGTTGGAGTTCGTCGAGGCCGTTCCCGGCGTGATGGCAAGACGCAGATACCGCTTGCGCGCCCCGTTTGACCGATCGATGAAAAAACGCACCGATTCAGACGCACCGACCGCAGCCGCACCCGTTGACAGGTTGGTGATCTCCGAGAAATTGGTCACAACCGTGTCATCAGACTCGCTGATTTTGATCGAGGCTGGAGCCACGCCAGCACCCGCCAGCGCGCCAAGGCTGACCATAATCTCAACGTCACCGTGACCTTTGCAGTCGAGGTTGGCCGTTGCCGTCGCCCCGCTCGTGATGGTCGCCGGAACGAGCATCACCTCACTTTTGATTTTCTTCAGATCATGCATTCAGATCACCTCCCTTAGGCCGCAGCCGTGATGAGTCCGACGATCGGGCCAGCAGCAGTCGTGTTGCCCACGTCGTGGATGTTGATGTCGAATCGCTCCGTCCCGCGAATCGCGAGCTGATCCTCGGCGAACTTGTACTCCGTCGAGAGGGCCAGCGAGAGGAGACGGCGATCGCCGAACGTTGAGCCCTGACGGAAGTTACCGAGCAGCGCACAGATCTGCGAGTTGGCCTCGGTCGTCGGCATCACCTGCGAGAGAACGACAGGGTATCCGAGGAACCGGGGGACGCCACCATCAGCGATGTTCACGACCGTGTTACCGCCAGCAGCAGTCTGGAGCTTGTGCGCGACGGTGTCGAAGAATGTCGCGCTCATAATCCACTGCGCACCATTACGGGCGAAGAGGGGGAGCCGACCGAGGACGCCGTGGAAGTCAGACAAAACGATCTCGGAGTAGGCGTTGCCGGTGGCAACCTGAAGCCCCTTGATGTTCGCGATGGTGGAATCAACGTCGCGCAGCTTCTGGCGAACGCCAGTGATTCCGCCATAGGTGGAAGTCCCGTCGCCGTTGAAGTAGCACTCGTCTTCCTTCTGCGAGAACGCATAGGCGATCTCACCGGCAAGGTCGTCGCCGATCGAGATCATTGCATCCTCATTCAGCTCACTTGACCAGAGGGTCAGAGCCGCCAGCTTCTTGGCGACCAAGTTGATCTGATCCCAGGTCTTGTCGCTGGCAGTGATGGCCGCAGCCTCACCGACGAAATAGGCCGTCAGGCCACCGACGCGGCGCGGGATCGTGAGCGTATCCGACGACATCGGGACGACACGGGCAACACGACGGGCGACGCCGTACTCCTCGCGAAGGTCGATGATGTCGGTGGAGAACTCCGGTGGCACCAGATAGCCGCCGAGATAGTTGGTTCCCTCGCTCAGGGCCTTGGTCTGAATGCCGTTGTCTTTGCACCACTGGGCCGAGGCCTGATCGCCGACGATGGTTCCCTTGAACCACTTGCCGAAGCGATAGGCACGCTCGTCAGCCGACTTGCCGTTGACCGTACCCTTGAAATTCTTGACCCGGCTCACACGGCTGAACTCAATGGATGGAGCAACGTTGCCGTTGTCCTTCGTCGAGACTCCGCCGCTGTGCGAGTAGGTCACGCTTGATGCCTTCATCGCTTCGATCTCCTCGAGCTGCTTGACCTCCGACTGGAGGGTAGCGATCTCTTCGTTACGCGACTTGATCTCGGTCAGCTTGTCCGCCGGGATCGTCGCAACATCCGGATGAGCATCGAACGCCGCTTTCTGCGCCGCCTTCAGCCCGTCCAACTCAAGAATCTTTTCCTGTAGTTTGGTCATAGGTCTCCTAAATACCTGCTTGCAGTTTGAGAAATTCAGCATAGAGAGATTTGGCGTTGTCCCCATACTCCATCTCTGGCTTGTTCGGCTCTTCCTCTTCGCCGTCGTCCTTGGGCTTGTTGCCAAGCTCATCGGCCATTTTGCGAAGTCGTCCACACGCCTTTTCGAGGTCATCGGCCATCTCCGCACACATGGCTCCATGCGTGGGAGATCCCTTTCTGCCTTGCGATTTACGCAGCTCGGATATCTCCTTGATGCGTGTTTCGAGTCCCTCAACCGCAGTAAGCACGGCCTGAGAGTGTTCAGCGAACGTCAAACCAGTCAGCGATTTTGCGTCCATAATGATTGCCTTTTCGTTTGCCGGTACTGTGACCGGGGAATACTCGTATAATTTCAATTTTTTGAGCAGATAGACAACATCCCGCCCATCGTCGTCAAACTTTGCCAAGATCTGCATTTGCTTGTCGACTGGCAGCCCATACGCGGCGATGGTGTTGGCTAGCCCGGCCCGGTCGACGACATCATAATCCAGCACCTGATATCCGATGGAGAGACGCTTGACGACACCATCGCGAA